ATCATATAATGAGTCATATTAATACATCAAATAGTGAAATTCATGAAATACGAGAACTGTATTCGAATAATAACATAAAAGGTGTTGAGGATACCCATTATATGGTATCACAAACTACAGATTTTATGATATACAAGGATATATACATCAACATTAATACGACAGATGATAAGATGGAAGGAGATAAGTCCAAGTCCTATATAATAGAAAATATTACGCTGACAATATATTCTCATGTTTTATCAATCGAACAACTGAAGAAACATTTGGACAAAATTACACATGATTATAATGCTAAAATCGAGAAAAACAGAATAAACAAGCAGTTCATATACACAATAAATAGAAGTACATTAACGCTAAAAGATAATGAAGAAATGATAGATATTTGGGACGAGAATGAATTCAAGTCTAACCGTAGATTTGACAATATATTTTTTGAACAAAAGAAAGAAATTTTGAACAAGATTGATTTTTTTTTGGAAAATAAAGAATGGTATGATGATAAAGGGTTACCCTACAATTTAGGTATAGGGTTGTATGGTGATCCTGGTACAGGTAAAACGTCATTCATCAAGGCTATTGCAAACAAAACCAAAAGAGACATAATCATTATACCACTTAAACTGATTAAAAATACCGGTCAATTGAAGAAAATATTCTTTGAGAACACCTATAACAAGTTGAATAGTGAAGGTAGTAAAATGTTTGATAAGAAGATAATAGTGTTTGAAGATATTGATTGTATAGGAGAAATTGTCAAGGATAGAGCTTATAAAAATGATAATAGTTCAACAGTTGGTGGTAAAGTTTCAACGCAACAAATAACATATGATATGCGTAAATTTCCTCAATCGAACAGTCATAACAATCCTAATAATAATGATATGATGTGTCCCAATATGATACTTTATGACGACCCTTTGACGTTAGATGATTTCTTGAATTTGTGGGATGGTATTCAAGAGACATCTGGAAGAATAATTATTGTTACGTCGAATTTTTATAATCATCTGGATCCTGCGCTCACTAGACCTGGTAGAATTGATATTAGTCAGGAGCTCAAGAAGGCAAACCATGATGTAATACAAGAAATCCATGAACATTTTTTTGAAAAGAGAATATGTGAAAATCAAGTTAGAAAGATTAATGAGTATTTGTATTCGCCTGCTGAGCTGATTAACATTTATCTGTCTTGTAACAATTCAGAGGAAAAATACATATCGCGGTTACAGGAGAACAAGAACGTGATGTGATATGATATGATATGATGTGATGTGAGGTGTTGTATTGACCATAATTATATGAATTCGCGTATACGATTTCATATAATATATTTACACCTTTGAATATTTAAGTTCGCACAAATATGTATTGTTTTGTCTACTATTTTATATTACTTCTACATTTTGCGTACTCTCTTACTTCTCTTTTTATGCCCTTTTTTGCTTGCCTTTTTATTGGCCCTTTTACTTGCCCTTTTAACCCTTACTTTACGAGTCATTTTTCTTGATTTACGTTTATGCTTTCTTGTTTTACGTCCACCTGTAGTAGAAGAACTGTATTTGATTTTTAACGCTTCATAAATTTTATCAGCTTTATCTGAATCGCCGGTTATCCCAGTTGTAATAATAGATTGTAAAGGTTCATATTCTATATATTTATCTATTTTAGAATTATATTTTTGTTGATTTGTTACAGCTTTTTTCATAAGATAACTCCATGCACCCTTCAATCTGTTGTCAAAACACGTGTCACCATTAGTAAGAACCTCTTTTATATTATCTATGGTGTTAGTATTTGATATATTATTATTTTTTTGTGTGCAAGACCTGTATAAAGAAGCTAAGAATATTAGACCTGTTAATTGGGTTCTCGACAAAAATGATCCACATAATAGAACTTTTGGTTGTGCAGCTGGATTAATAAAATCTTTGCATAAATTTGAATTGTCTTCTATATAGTTTGCTATATTATAACCTAATTGTGCTGCTTGAGTCATACCTAAATAAGTCAGACTACTGTCTACCATTTTTTCATTGGTAGGTTTATTATGTATTGAATTTCCGTGTCTTATAAAATATATGACAACTTTACCTTTTTGTTCGATAAAATCTTTATCCTTATTACTATTATGATAAAAAGCATTTTTGAGCCATGCTCTTAATGTTTCATCGTCTATTTGATTATAACTGTCCTTCGTACAATACAAGTATTTTTTTCCGCCTCCTTTATTTTTATCTTGTTCAACTTGTTCATTTTCCTCAACAGTATTATTATTGCATGCCTCCTTACTAGCAAAAGCACCCTTATCTGGAAATCCTGGGTCTACAATTTCTATCTTTATACCATCTTCATTTACACCATCTTTGTTTGGTTTTTCTATTTCGATACGTATAGTAAAATTGTTTGCATATGCATTACATTTTACCCCACAATTTGTTTTGTCTGGTGCTGATGGAGCGATTTTTGTCAAAGGTATAAGAGGGTCTGTTTTATCAGCTGTACTACCTTGTTTCTTCATACGATTATGATGTGATACTATTACACATGTTACGTTACCTTTGTTGTCTTCCTTTACGGTTCCCTTTATATACTGTGCATACATCCTCCATTTATCCTGTGTATCTATATCTTTACATCTCTTTTGACTACTACTACTACTATTAATAATACTAAAAATACCACTCCTTAAAAAAGAACGTTCCTTGGCAGGACCTACCATTGCTCTCCTGAAATTATTATTAGGCTCGCCAAATGATAAAGCTTTTTGTCTAGCATCCTCAAACACGTTACCAATACCCGTATCTCTACGCCACAATTTATACATATCGTCGCGATCAATCTGTTTAACGTTGGTTGCTGGTTGTTGTTCAAGTTCAAGTATATTCAGACCTGCTACTCTTTCTTGTGTACATGGTAAAATCGTTAGTTTATCAACTAATCCTGGAAATTGGTTTTGGGTTTCCCCTGTATTATTAATTTGGTTATTATTACTATTCATGTGTTGTATCTTATATTATATATTTATAAAATAATAAATGTTGATTATTTTATAATTCGTATCATAATACCTAAATTATTCTATTACTATAGTATTCAATTAGTATGATTAGTAAATATTCAAAAAAGTTAGTAGAAAACCTACCAGAAAAACTATCCAATCAGCACGAACCAATAGTAATCGACTTAATTTTAGACGGAGGATTGATTAACGGAAGTTATCTTATAGGAGCCCTCAGTTTTTTGAAAGAAATGGAACACAAAAACTATATAAAAATACGACGCATATCAGGAGCAAGTATAGGTGCACTTATGGCATTCATATACTTGTCAAATGATATCGATTACATGAATGATATAGGTGATACACTTGTAAAAAAAATAAAGGATAATTATAATTTATCTTTTATTGCCGATATAGAATCTCTCATACAAAAGAATATACCTGATAATATTTGTGAATTAGTAAACGATAAATTATTCATATCATACTACAACGCGCAAAAAGTAAAAAAAATAGTAAAGTCGACATACAAATCGAAAGAAGAGATTTTCAAAACAATCACCAAATCTTGCTATTTGCCCTTTGTAATAAATGGTGGTCTTCTATATGAAGACAAATATGTAGATGGTTTCACCCCCTTTATCTTCAAGAAGGAGTCCAACGTAAAAATACTGCATATAGAATTACTAAGTAGTGACAAATTTATAGACGCATTTAGTATAAAAAATGAAAACTCATTTACACATCGTTCTTTATCAGGCATTTTAGATATACACAACTTTTTTATAAAGGGTACTAAAACTAATATGTGTAGTTACTTGGATGAATGGAATGTCAAAAACAAACTAATGTTCAAAATTAAATTATCTTTTGAAATGATGTTTGTCTACACAGTATATGCTATAATATATGCAAAAAAATATATATTTCCATATATTGAAGATAGTTTGTTTTCTAAAATAACAGCTGTTATAATAAAGGATATATGGCTTGAGATGTTGCGTCATTATTGTATATAATGGGGACGGGACCTGGGTTTCCTGAGTGTGCGCGTGTATGTGTCCTATATATAGGACCATTATATTCTATGGTTTATTCTTTCTGGTTCTCTTATTCTTACCATATATTAGTTTAAATAATTTGTTTTGTCTACTTTTTTCAGCGTTGGATGCTTTTTTCTTAGCACGCTTATTTTTCTTGGTCTTTGGTTTTGTTAGTTTATTCTGTTTTGTCTGTTTGTTTTGTTTTGACGAAGAATTATTTGATTTTCTTGATGTAGACTTTTTATAAGAACCATTACTACTAGCCGATGGTTTATAATTCAAAAACCATTCTTCGAATTCAGGCGAGTTTCTATCATTCTTCAGTTTCAAATACATCTCGTTTTTGTGAGAACGAATTTCCTCGACACTTTCTTGATGACCATAGCAATTAATACTGAAACGCCGCAATAATCCTTTTTGTGCTAACCGATTTTTTTGTTGCACGTCAAACAAGAATTGCGACATACATAATATTCTATCTTTGAATTCTGAAAAGTATTGTCTGTTCGTGTATAGAAAAGCTAAATAAAAGTTCAACATAGTATCGATCGTGGCTACTCTAATCTTTTCACCTTTGATGTTTAAAACGTTGTAACTGTGACATGCGATCGGCTTGTAAATAAAGGCGATGGTGTCGTTGTTCACACGGACTTCATAATGTACAGGCACAATTTCGCCTACTGGTTCCCTTTTTTTTATTGATACATTTGTGATATCAACATCTGCTAATCTTTCTTTTATAATTTGCGCAGTTACATCTGGTTCTTTGGATAAGACATCAAAATCCGCTATTTTCTTTAATTTATGACCTATTTTTTTGGGCATATATTTTGAGTACAAAGAAATTGCATAACCACCAAAGAAAATGGCTCCTTGGTTAATAAATACATCTTTGACGGTGTTGTATATAATTTCTTCGTTGTTTTCATTCTCCATGTTTCTTTGGAAATCGATCTTTTCACAAGAACTGTTTTTTAATGGATAGTGTTTATTCAAAAGCATGATTCGTTTTAATACCTTTTCCCAACGACTAGTGTCACCTGCAGGTCTCGATAACTCCAGATACATCGCCATACGCAAAAAGTTCGGCGGCGCATACAATATCCCAGCAACCCTAACCGATTCTTTTTTCAAATTCATGTAAATTTCTTTGGAAAGTAATGTAATATCCGCAACAGGTATGAAGTTTACGAAAACTTTGTATGTACCGTAATGTTGGCCAGCTTTAGCTTCGACTTCTTCAAAACCATTACGATAATATATGTTCGCCAACTCTTTCGCATCATTCAACGCGTTATGTGAAAAAAAGTCGTAATCTGGTATTTCCACATCTTTATTGTAGAATTGGTCTTTAACAGGCAATATGTTGTTGATTGCAGTACCACCGTAACAGATTAGATTCTTACGTTTCAAAAAACCTTCTACAATTGATATAATTTGGGTTATTTCTGGTGAGTTTAATTTTCTACGCGCAAGTTTATCTCCAGCGTTGTCAACTGCCATTCTTAATATAGCCAATTCACAATCCTCAAAGGTACCTTGACATTTATTAAAGTTATTTTTCATACGTGTATATATATAAATATATATATAAATCTATAAATATACAAATCTATAAATATACAAATATACAAATCTATAAATATACAAATATACAAATCTATAAATTCATTCGAAATCTAATAATAGTTTACGTGCTAAATAAATATCAATATGAGGATAACTAACCAATATATCAGATAATTCCCTTCTAAAATTACTATTTATAACGTCTAGTTCTGGTTGACTCCACCACAATTGATTTCTATATTGAGAATATCTCAGGTCGAATACATAAATTACCTCTCTGCATACATCAAACGTCACACTCTTATTTTTTGTTCTTGATATTATAGTATTATTAGTATCAGTATCATTATCATTATCAGTATCATTATCTTGATAGATTGGTAAACTATCATAACTACGGGTGTATAGAAGCATAAATTGTTTTTTTCGATAATATAAATAACGTGTAATTTTTTATATTATTTTTAAAAATATGATATTTTTGATTGGTTAGTGCTTAGTTAGTGGTTAGTTAGTGCTTAGTTAGTGGTTAGTTAGTAGTGTGTCTTAGAAATTAAAACTGTAATAATCAGTAGAAACATTACGTGTACCGTAAGAATATTTAGGGTTTTGAGGGGTAGGATCCTTAACCATGATTGGTTTATATCGCAGTTTCTGTGGTCTGAGTGCGAATGCATAAGTCGCCTTGTCGAAAAACAACGCATTTTCTTCTAAATATTGGTCTACATATTGATATCTCATCGCTACCATTTGGCATCCGTATGCTCTACATAACATGGAACTAGGATTAACAGGATTACTACCACTATCGGGGAACACAATTGTCATCCTTTTTTTGTTATATTCGGTAAGTTCGTGCACATCTGGGTTTCCATAAATATCACTATATTTGTATGCTCTCATGAAAACTGAATTACTCGCTAGATTTACATATTCCATTAGGTCCTCATTCTGCAAGAAAGCAGTATTGGAACGGTCAACAATCAACAAACATTTGTTCATTAGTTTTGTAATAGGTACTTTACCCATATTGGTATTCTTGTTTTCATAACTATATTCTTTACCCAACATGATGTCATCATATGACGGAAAAATCGATGCTAAATTAGACAACATCGTTTGATTGTTACTCATTATACGTAAATGGATTAAAATAGGGTCATTAAAATTGGGAGCTGTTCCACTACTGAATGCATAATTAGCAATCGTGTCCATTACATCGGAAAAGTTGACATAGTTGAAGGTTTCTTTTACATAGTAATTATCGCTTGTACTAGTGGCAACGACAGGGTTGTTATTGATTGAATAGATTTCAAAATCCAAACATCTTACACCTTGTTTTAAGACGCTTTTTAAACTACATACATCGACGTAATTGTTCTTATAACTTCCACCTGAACATGCGTTATATGCCGTTTTAATGTAATAATCATATAAATTTCCCGAACAATCTGGGTCTGATGGGTCTATCGACCTAATATTTCCATCCACCGTTCCATATAGGGTATCCATGTAGTTACACTCTGCTTTACGTAATGTTCTCAAATAAATTAGATAACTAACTATGCAAATTAATACAGTAAAAACTGCTATTATAAGAATATATGATACGTGTTTCTCATTCATATCTTTAATCATCGAAAAAGATAAAGCTTCATTTTTTGTTAAATCCATCGTTATATTAATATAGGATTTTTATATTATTATTATCAAATCTATTAAATAATTATTATTATTATAATTTAATAGTATATTATGCCAGGTGGATTGCTTAATCTAGTAAGTGCAGGTCAACAAAATGTAATATTAAATGGTAACCCTAGTAAAACTTTTTGGAAAACTACATATGCAAAATATACCAATTTTGGTAAACAAAATTTCAGAATAGATCTCGAAGGAAGCCCCATGTTAAATTTAACCTCTGAAACTCTTTATACATTCAAAATTAAACGATATGCTGATTTGCTAATGGATTGTTATTTGTCTTTTGAATTGCCCAACATATGGAGCCCAATTTTACCTCCTAGAAAAATTGTGAACCCAGACGGGAGCGAGGGTTACACCGATTGGGCGCCTTATGAATTCAAATGGATAGAAAATTTAGGTGCACAGTTAATTAGCAAAGTAGTAGTGAACTGTGGGAATCAGAAGTTGCAAGAATTCACAGGCGATTATCTATTGTCCGCGGTTCATCGCGATTTTAGTACAACCAAGCTTGATTTATTCAATCGAATGATAGGCCATGTTCCAGAACTAAATGACCCTGCTAATGCGGGTCCATATGTAAACACATACCCAAATGCATATTTTACTGACAATCCTGCTGGAGCTCAACCATCTATCGGCTCGCGAAGAGTTCTTGTTCCGCTGAATTGTTGGTTCAACCTAAAAAGTCAAATGGCATTTCCTTTAGTGTCGTTGCAGTATAATGAGTTGACTATTCAAATAACAATACGTCCGATAAGCGAACTATTCAGAATACGAGATGTTCTTGATTATAATAACAATTACCCTTATGTTGCACCTAATTTCAACCGAACATACGATCAAATGCATAGATTTTTACAAACACCTCCTGATGTGGAGTTAGGGATAAGTTCTTATATAGATACACGAAGTGTATGGTTCCCTGATGTTAACTTGAATTGCACTTATTGTTTTTTGTCAAACGACGAATCTAAACTATTCGCGAAAAATGAGCAAAAATATTTATTCAAACAAGTACACGCAAAACGATTTTATAATGTAACAGGTAGTAACAAAGTACAGTTAGATTCTATTGGTATGGTGTCAAGCTGGATGTTTTTTTTTAGACGAAGTGACGCGAATTTGAGAAATGAGTGGTCAAATTATACGAATTGGCCTTATGACTACCCTCCATCACCTGCTGTACCTGCTAGTAGTACTGGGGCTTATCAAAACCCAAATCAATTATCACCGTACAAGAATATTGGACCTGGAACAAATCCAGATGGTACCTTAAGTGGGCTTGCTATATCGGGTGTGTACAATCCGCAAAACTTGAAAAGTATCTTAATTGGTTTAGGTATATTGGTTGATGGCGAGTATCGAGAAAATATATTACCTGCTTACGTTTATAACTATGTGGAGAAATATGTGCGAACAGCTGGCAAGGCACCAGATGGACTTTACTGTTACAACTTTACTCTTGATACGTCGCCATTTAATCTGCAACCCGCAGGTGCCATGAATATGAGCCGTTTTACGAATGTAGAGTTTGAGTTTACAACCATATCACCGCCTTTTGACCCTTATGCACAGGTTCTTACTGTTTGTGATGAAAACTCAGGGGAAGTTATTGGTATAAACAAACCTACCTGGAGAATCTATGATTATAACTTTGACTTGTATGTCTTTGAAGAAAGGATAAACATGGTCACATTTGTTGGTGGTAATGCAGGTCTAGTATATGCCACTTAACCAGAATATAGATAGATAGTTTCAAAATTATATTATTATTGAATGTAATTATGAGTAATTATGACAAGTATGCATTTGACGCTAATGGGCCATCATCTGTATAATCACCCAGTATACTGTAACGAACAGGATAATTGGGCGTGAATTTTAAATTACCCTTTTTACTGTTTTTATTATATTTGGAGTCATGCATCTCTCTGTCTTGATTGGATTGAGATGACCATGTATCACTACCAAAATTTGCCTGGGCAACCTTGCCAAACTTATTATTATTAATGATTGCAGACGTTGTACCAATATCACTTGTTAATTCTGAATATCTAGGTGCTTGACTGAATGTCAATTTCCCCGATTCATTATTTCCAGGCACTTCCTTGGTTTGTTTATTTTTACGGGGTGGTTCGTCTGGGTCGCATCCTGGACAATCAATATCGGAGGTGCACTGGTGACCTGTAATATAACAGCGCGAATTACCGCACATATTTTTACAGGTATAAACAGAATTGATAGGTAAGTCAACACGATGTGTATACTCTGGGTTATGTGTGTCGTAACCTTCTTTGTTATATTCTTTATTTACTACATAAATAACATAATATACAACTATTAGTAATAAAAAAACAGAGATAATTAGGCGAATATTTATATTCTTTTTACACGCATTAATAATTGAATTGACTTGTTTTACTCTCATATATTTATTTTATATTATATTATAGTCGTAATCATATTATTATATTTAATAATAAAGTAAATTATATTTTATTATTTTATTAATTTATTATAAGTGATATGTCTAAATATGATGAGGAAAGAAAAAAAATTACAAAATATCTAACTGAGGTTATAGGTAAGATTATATTAATAATATTATACTTTATTGCGTCAACAGCTGTTCTTTATGGTTGTAAGGCGTCAGTATCAGGGACAATTCCTACAAATGGTGAGTACTACCCATTCACAGATGATAAAAAAGGTCCAGAACCAGTTGATGGTGAAAAGGTTAGTAATATATTTACTACAATTTTCTTAGACCCTAATCGTTCCGAAAAAATTAGTTTTACAGATTCAGAAACTAGAGAACAAAATAAAGGTGGTTGGTTGATTGATTTAGTAAAAAGTTTTGCTGGAAAGAAAGAGGATATGACATGCTTAAAAAAATACGTATGGAATGTTTTAGCCCCTTTAGTTTCTTTTGATTATAAGATGCTAGTAGGGGTATTAAAATACATGCATGATAATTTGTGGGAATGGTTGATTGTGGCAGGTGGTCCAATATTTATGATGTTTGTATTATTTGGATTAGTTATTTTGAATTTTGGGTATTTTTCGTTTTTATGGTTTGCGAATATGGTTTTATTTTTTGAATATAATGATTGTCAAGAGTGTACGATGCCACCCCCCGAAGAAGCCGCAGCAGTAGTGGCAAAATCTCTAGTCTCTGCGACACCTGCAGGACAGGTACTTAAGGTGGCATCTACAGTACCTGTTGTACCTCCTGTTGTACCTCCTGTTGTACCTCCTGTTGTACCTACTGGGTTACCTCCTGTTGTACCTCCTGTTGTACCTCCTGTTGTACCTACTGGGTTACCTCCTGGGTTACCTAAGTTGACGGGCGGAGATAACAAAGATACAACTCCAGATACAGATAAGGTAATGTGTCGTGTACCTACCGAAATCGGCGAGACGGTTATCACTGGTCTATATATAACATTCAAAGTAATATTTTTCGTGATAATATTCTTCATGGGATTCTTCACAGGGGTAACTTGGTTTCTACAGATCTTT